ATGAGTCCGCCTTGGACGATGTTATCAGCAAACCTTTCCTGCTCCACGTTCAACACTGTGAACTGTGGGTAGTCTTCGGCCCTTACGGGTTCCCAACCTTCGCGTAATTTTGAGGAGACATTAGTAGCGTCTACCTGACCTAGCATAGACACGCGAACCCAGCGAAATGCGTAGCCATCTTCTGGCTCAGGGGTAGGTAATACCTCCGGGCGCTGCCAAGATCGCTTACGAGTCTTCGTCTCGCGGTTCTCACTGTCACGCTTGATTCTGTTCTCAGCCATTATTGTTCCTCATTTCAAGTGCAGCCTGTCTGGCGTATTCTTCTAACGGTACTCCGAGTCTGTTAGCGAGTGCTACCTGTGTTTTAGTTAGCGTCACTTTGTTCGGTGCTGTGCTTCGCGTTGCGGGAGCCACTACATTAGCAGATTGCTTGCGTGTCTCCTGCGGTTCTTGCTGCTCTACAACATCATCGAACTCTTCTGGGAATACTTTTCGCATACGAGCATCTATCGTCTCGTAGTATTCATCAGTGCGCGGGTCAACCCCGCCCTTAACCAATTTTTGATGCAACCCCATAGCGTATGCTGTCATCTCGTCATCAACATGGAACCAAGAAGAGTTTTTCTCTACCCATGCCTCTGCTTTCGGATCACGCACCTGTTGTGGGGTGGGTTGAGGATCTTGTACCTCAGTATCTTCTTCTTGTAAAGAAGGTAATTTGAAATTATCCAGCTTATCTGCTTTTAGTTTGGCAGTAGTTAGATGTTCTTGCGCTTCTAGTAGCTTATCAGCGTCACCACTTTCGTAAGCATCCTTGTACGCTATTTTCGCGCCATTAAGTTCAGAGTCAACCACACGTTTGGCTTGATCTAACAAAGCCTCGCGTGTCGTGCCTACATCAC